GTGTTAAACAATACCTTGGTTGGTCCGTGTACTACAAATCCGAGTGCCATAATTTTATCCTTTTATCGTCCGTTTAATTAGCCGAACTATACCTTTGATATTCTCAGGCGGCATGTTCGCAATCGGTCTTGCGGGAACTTTGCTGTCGCCCTCCAGAATATAATAATCATATTTAATTGAACCCTTACGCGGATTTCGAGCCGCTTCTGCGTTTGGTGCTTCTTTTAATTTCTTTGAAACCAAGGCAGCAATATCGTGTGGTGATTCGGATGGTATCAATCGCTCTGCTTTCTTGGACAATGGTATGGCAATCGGTCCTTTATTGATAAAACCTTCTTGATGTTTCACACCATATCCTGAACCATCCATAAGTATCCATGTTATTTGGTTGCCCCGTGTTTTAACGCGCGAACTCAGAAGCGATGATAGGTGTCCAGTTATGCCTTGTAGCGGCTTACCGCCCTGTCTAGTTCCAATTTTTGCTTTATTTGCCCACAAATCATCGTATGTAATTTCGCTATCTTTTCCCTTGCGTATTCGCTCTCTGGCTTGGTCTACAAGTATAGAAGCCATAACATTGCTACTTAATTTCCTGCGTATCTCTCGTACCAGTACATCCGGCAACTTATCGGATTTTATCTTAATCGCGGCCATTAGTATTTCCTCGTTTCTCTGTCTGGGAAAAACTTGGAATCTGATGGCATATTGAGATTGCCGCGAACGGTAGAAGATATAACAAACGCTTTTGGCTTGCCCGCACCGATGGTCGTATCCAAATTGAATACACGCTTGCCATCTCGCAAATCTTCGAGTGTTCCCGATGCTTCACCCATCATTGCTTCCATATCAGGCGGGATACTTCCCGTCTTGCCCCTGAATAGGTGCTTCATGGTCAACGTGGCTGTTAGCGACTTCAAAGACCAATCATCGGCTGCTTGTAAATCTGTCAAATTGGTTGCGGTATACAATCCACCGCGAAGCGCATAGGATTCTATTTCAGCAGATGCCTTTTCAATTGCGTTAAGTGCAGCCGCGTTTGTGGTTAGGTCTGTTGCAGGCGTTCCCGTATATGAAACCAGTTGTTTGACCATACGGTCATCAAAAGATTCTACAAGTTCAGCAGTTGAGATATACGATGCTTGTGCCATGAACGCCTCAAAAGAAAAGGACTGATAGGGAATTACCCCTATCAGCCCAAGGGGTCTTGGGTTTATTCAACCCTTACTCAATTAATCCCAAACGTCTGTGAGGAGGTATCCAGACAAGGGAGCAGTGAGAACAATTGCGGAGTCGTCTACAACTCGTCCGCGTACTCGGCGATTCCAAGTATCATCTTCTGTTTCAACCGTCAAATCTTCGTAGGCGAAAATTGAAAGAGTTGAAAAATCTGGAACGCCCTCGGTTCCCATTTGCCCACCAACCCGTGATACGAATACAACATCATCGTCATAAAGACGGGAACGTGCCTTTGTGCCACCCTTGCGGTTGGTCACTCGGCTTGTTGGGTCTACAATAATTCCACCAACTCCGAAGAATTGGGAAAGTAGTAGAAACTCGTTGAATTCGCCTGCACCACGAACCATGTTTACCGCAAATGGAGAACCTTGGAAGAAATCTTTGTATTCCGGGGACTCGGTTATCACATGGGCGGTCACGTCACTCATTACGCATGTAATGTCTGCTGCTGTTACTGCTTCGTTAGTGTTGGCTAGGATTGCTTCAACTACACCATTGAAGGATTTTTGGATATAGCCGTTTGCAGAGGATGAACCCTGCCACTGTCCACCGCCAACATTTCCTGCTGAATCGGTTGTGCCTGTTGGCCAATTTCCTCCAGTGGTGAGTACGGTGGATGCACGATACGAACGAATCCGCATACATTTCGAAGCCGCCATTCGAGCATGAGCCGCAATTATTTCAAAATCGGCATTAGAACTTGCCTTATTGCCTAATTGAAAAGTTGGTGCATGTCGTTCTGTTCGATATGCTGTGAACTCATGGTCGTTTTGGATGCCTTCCGGCGCATCATTGCCGTCTGCCCACATCCAGTCCGATAAAGTGACCACTCTGGCCTGTTCTTGCTCGTCAATCGAAAGGTAGTACCCCGTGTCTTTGGATACTGGAACCAATTTAGAGTATTGATTCAGGGCAAAGGATGAGGGGTTTCTTGAAAATTCTACTTGTACAAGTCCAGTCGCTTCACTAAACGTAGGTACGTATGTGTTCGCTGAACCGGGTGCTACTTCTGCCATTTTATTATCTCGCTATCTTAAGAGTGTTTCTTATTTATTATGAAAGTGCATGTCGTTCGGTTTGCGGTCGCCAAAGCATACGGATTATTTCTCCACTTGCTCCCGACTCTAGTGCTATGCCGCAACTCTGTCGATTGGTTGTACCTGATGCGGTTTCTGCTACTGCTTTGCCATCGGCATCGCTTTCGATTCCACCACCACGAGTAATACTGCCACCGCATTCAACCATTACGATTGAACCCATTTGCAGGGTTGTCTGGTCACCATCTTCTGCGTGGTTTGCTGAATCGAACTGACGAGTGCTTCCTGCAACTACTCCGATAGATAATTCATTAGCATCTGATTCTAAACACTGATTATCTGCGGCTGTTGAAACTTTGACGAATCGGTAGGGTCGAATTGTCCCTCCGGCCTCTAGGTTTGGTTGTATTGATTGTGCCATTGTTATTGGTCTCTCTGTTGTTTGGTTATCTGTAAATTAAAGTTTACGAAGTTCTTGTTGGAATACTTTTTGGAATTCTGTTGGTTCCAGATTTTCTTGTGCTATACGAGCAACCGCATTATCTGATGCTGTTTTCTTGTGTTCAGCACTGTAATTAACTTTGGTTCTCTGGCGAGTATTGTCGGTATTGAGCCGCTTGCCCAAGGGTACACGCTTCATGGTTTCTTTCCAAAACTTGATTTTTGCCACTGGGTCTTTGCAAGACATCAATTCTTCCAACATGGTTTGCCGATGTTGTTTTACCCGATAACCCGATGCTTGCAACTGGTCAATTAAACGAGAAAACTTTTGCTTATTTACATTGTTTACAAGCATAGCGGCGCGTTTTTTGTATGAATTACGCTGCTTCTTCATCTTTGCATACTTCTTAATAATTGTCGTGCCGTATTTAGTTTTACGAAGTTTGGCAAATTCGCGTTTTATATCTTCGTCCTCGGCATCGTCCTCGTCATGGTCGTAAGATGCCTTTTCGTCATCTTCGTCTGGACATTGATATGTTTCTTCGAGGTCTTCTTCAAGTTCATCGGAATCATATTCCATCTTTTCTTCGTCTGGTTGAAGTTCCTCAAGTTGTGCCTTGAGTTTTGTGACTTCTTCGTTGAGCATGTCGTTTTCTGCGCGATATTTTCGCAGGAGTTCTTTTTCTTCGTGTTCTAGAATGTCTGGCATGACGTATTCCTCTGTTTCGTCCGACCCGCTTGGTACATAAGTGTTGCTGCCGCCGGGAGAAACCATTTCAAAGGTCGCGGGTCGATGGTAAACCTTTTTTAGTCCTTGGCGTGTAAACTTGGTATCCCTCAGTGGTCTGGCTGGTGTTTCTCGTCCCAATAAGGCGACCTCTGATAGATGTCCGTCTTCCCAAATCTCTGCCGAACGCCGAGGGTAGCGATTCGATGCGAGGTATTTTCGGAAGTCAGATTTTGACATTTCTACGTCCCCAACAATGCCAGCACCTTCGTAACTCTCACCTTCTTTACAATTTATTTTTATGGGCTTAGAGTGAATGTTTACGATGTCGCCGATTGATTCTGTCGGGGCGTTTCCATTATCGTCTTGATGCAGCAGAACAAGTTTTGGGTTTGAACCTGCCGCCATGTGCTTGTTGGTTTTTTCAACTATTTCAAAGATTTTCTTTTCGTCTAAATCTTTGATTTCGCTGTCATCATCATCGAATCCGTCTATGTGGCCGACAAACAATTCGAGATCGTGTATCGTTATCTTGTTGCCGTTCTCGCTGATTCGGTGTGATGGAGTTAATCCCATACAGTAATTATGGGAAATGATTGCCAAACGTGTTGTGTTAAACCCCCGCTTGGTCAGTTGTGGTTAATACTGATTCTTTTTGCCCTGTTTTTTGTTCAGTTTTTTAATGGAATCCTCGCTAAATCGCCACTGATGCCCTACTTTTGTACCCTCTATGTCGCCTCGTCTTGCCATTCGGTATATTGTGTTTTCACTTACCAGCAGCATATCTGCTGTTTCTCGAAGCGTATAAAAACTTCTATACTTCATTGAAAAAACCGCCGCGCTTAAATCCCTCATCGGGATATATTCCTGCGGCTACTAAGCCCTCTTGCTCTGGAGAGTTGTGCCGCCTTACAGAAATCATATCTACATTTCCATAATCGTCAAGCCAGCCCTCATCATTTGCCTCATCCCACGAAATCTTAATTAGCGAACCTCGGCAGTTATATCCGTTTGGTGGGCGTAGTTTGAGTCGGTCTATTTCTCCGGGAGTTGTGATATATCCATCCATTTTGGCATGATGCGGTCTACTTCTATCGTCTTTTATTTCTGTAATCATGACTAGCGGGAATAAATCCCTTGCTTCTGGGTCACGCAAAATCGCCATGACACCTTCATTGGCTGCGGTGCTTATATTTGTTCGATAGATGGTTTCGAGTCGCGCATCGGTTAAATTCATCGCTTTTATTAGGTTTGCTTCTTTGATAAACTCTGGAAGTTGCAATTGGTCGTCCGGCATAACGCCTCGTATAGCATCACCTAATAATTTTTGTATGTTTACTACTACCGAATGGTCTACATCTGAAACCCAAAAGGCATTTTTAAGTGCCGCCTGTACGCCTTTGGATGTAGATTCCATGAACGGAAGGATTCCCGCACGTTCCGCAACTATCAATTCTTCTGCTAGTTCATTCGCGTATGCTTCCATTCGGTCTACCGCACTTCGCAACATAGGAACCCTGCCTTCAAGGTCAGCCAATGCCGCCTCGTTTACGCCTGCTTGAAGTGTTGGCTCCATATCAAACATTTCAAACATCTCATCGAACGTATCTTTGGCGAATGTGCGCTTGTGGGTGTCTTTCTTGGGCATCAAATCCAAATCTGTGGCATCTCGGACAATTACTTCAATAGCAGAATCTATATCAATGCCACGCTCAGGGTCAATAGAAACAGTTGCCTCTCCGTGTCGCGCCCCACCCTCAACATTAAAGCCACCACCAACAGGCATAGGATGGTCGGCTACACGAATATCACCGATGCCTTCTCCACCCGATGACACACTGATATATTTGCTCTCACCTTCCCATCCTGACACATCAACATCAAAACCAAGTTTCTCTAAACGGTTTCCGACATCTTTTGCAATAGAGTCTGTACCCTGTTCTTTAATCCAAGCACGATTGTCCCAATACAAATCATCGGCTTCCTGTTCTGCCTTGGCAATTTCTGCCTTCTCTCTGGCTACTTCTTCGGGATTCTCGCTTTCTTTCCTTCGTAAGTGGTCGAGCCAACGTGCCTCTTTCTTCTCTTTGCCAGAAAGGTTGTCCCAAGCATCGTCCCTGCTGTCGAACGCCCCCAACAGGGTGTCTTTCGATTTACTTCCGTCTGTATACTTGGGTTCGTAATCACTACCGACACCGTCACCCGCGCAAGTGTTACCCGGCTGAAAACCGCCCGCACCCTCCTTACCCGCGCCGCAACCTTCCTTGGCGTACAGCATCTTGGTCAATTCGCATTCGGGAATATCCTCTGCTGTCTTTGCAGCAGCAATTAACCACGCACTGAATATGGCATCCGCAAG